AAATATGAAGTTAAGAAGTTAAGAACTTTTAGAAATATAATTAAAGTAAATGATCTTATATTAGATTATATTAAGTTTGAGACACTTGAATTTAAAACTTTATTAGAAAAGTTTAAAACAGTGGAAGTAAATCCTAATTATACTAAAGGAGGATTTAAGTCATCTGTTAAATATAAAGGTGTTAAAACTGACTTTGGACTAGGTGGTGCTCATGGTGCTACTAAAGCCGGAGTATATGAATCTGATACTGAGAAAGTTATAATGTCGTCAGATGTTACTAGCTTCTATCCTAATTTAGCTATTGTTAATCAATATGCACCGGCTCATATTCCTAAAGAAAAGTTTTGTGAATTATATAAATGGTTCTTTGATGAAAGAAAGAAGATACCAAAGAGTGATCCAATGAACTATGTATATAAAATTATCTTGAACTCAACTTACGGGTTAAGTAATGATAAAAACTCTTTTCTATATGATCCACAGTTTACTATGTTTATTACTGTTAATGGTCAGCTTACACTAATGATGTTGTATGAAATGATTATGACAAGAATACCAGAAGCTGTTGCTTTAATGCAGAATACTGATGGTGTTGAGACTATAATCCCTAGGGAATACATACCTAAATATATGGAAGTATGTAAAGAATGGGAGGAGATAACCGGTCTTAATCTTGAACATGATCAATATAACAAACTAGTATTAGCTGATGTTAATAATTATATAGCAGTAGATAGCAATGGTAAAGCTAAATGTAAAGGTAGATTTGAATATGAAGGGTTAGCTCTTCATAAAAACAAATCTAAACTGATCATTCCAAAAGCATTATACGCCTACTTTGTTGATGGAACTTTACCAGAATATACATTAAAACATAATAGAAATATTCTTGATTATTGTATAGGAGGTAAATCTAAAGGGGCTTGGAGACAACATGCTATATATGTTAAAGATGGAATTGCTAAACAAGATGAACTTCAAAAAATTAATAGATATTATATTTCAAATAAGGGTTGTAAGATCGTAAAGATAAATAAAAATGATTTAAGAGAAATTCAATTAGAGTCTGGGCAATGGGTTCAAACTGTAATGAATAAAATGGAAAATAAAAAGTGGTCAGATTATGACATTAATGAAAAATATTATCTAAATGCAATTGAGAAGGAAATAAATAACATAATTGGTGTAAAAGATAACCAATTAATGTTGTTTGAATAAGTTTTATTATTATATTTGTAATAAGTCCAAGGGGGTCAAGGTATCCATTCGTGCATGGCCCCCCTCTGGCAATTTAAACCAATAAATTATGGGATACACAAGACCAACAACTACTACAAGAGATATGTTAGTGGCAGCACCACTACCTAATCATGGAAAAACTTATACAGTTATTCCTCATAAAGATGTCATAGATGTTACTAAAACTCTATTAGGCAATAGTGGCTTTACAATTACAAAAGAACTTTACAGAGCAAATATGAATGCTAAAGTAGCACAAGGAATATATCACCTTGCTTCAGATGAAGATCCAGAAATGGGTATGATGTTTGCTTGGACTAATTCTTATGATAAAAGTACACGGTTTCAGTGTGCTGTAGGAGCATTTGTAAATGTATGTAGTAATGGTATGTTATGTGGAGACATGGCAAACTATGCTAGAAAACATACAGGTAAAGCAGATCATGATATTCATGTTCAAATAAGTTCACAAATTAAATCAGCTAATAAATATTATACTAAGTTAATTGATGATAAGAATAATATGAGAAAAATATTCTTACCTAAAAAACAACAAGCTGAGTTAGTAGGTAGATTATTTTTAGATGAAGAGATCATTGATGCATCACAGGTTTCTATTATTAAAGCAGAAATGAAAGATCCATCGTATCATTATTCAGCAGATCTTAATAATGCATGGACATTTTATAATCATGTTACACATTCTTTTAAGAAATCTCACCCAAGAACATGGATGAGTGATCAAGTTAAGTTCCATGAGTTTATGACTGCAGAATTATTAAGTCAATCCGGTTTACATAAAAGAGATAAAAATTGGATAGGTGAAAATGGAGATGGTCATGTAGCTGATCTTGCAGGGGTATATAGCCAAGCTATTATGACAGGATCAGATTTTGATGCTGATATGGAAGCTCAAGATTATGATACTTTTGAAGAATTTAAAATATGAGTATAATTACAAGAGATATTAGAAAAAGTCTGAAGATTAGACCATCAGGTAGATCTACAGACTTTATATCTCCCAGTTTTGGCTGGGGTTGCCTATATGACTGTTCTTATTGTTATATGAAAAGGCATAAACCTAAAGGATTATCTATAGCTAAAAACACAAATCAGATTTTAACAGAAATAAACAATCACTCTTTATTTGCTCCATTAGAAGTAAAAAAACCAAATCAAACACATGAAAAATTTATTACATATGATATAAGTTGTAATGAGGATTTTGCTTTACATGCTAAACATCATGAATGGAAAAGAATATTTGATTTCTTTAAAAATCATGACAAAATAATGGCAAGTTTTGCAACTAAATATGTTAACGAAGAATTATTAAAATATGATCCTAAAAGAAAAATAAGAATAAGATTTAGTATGATGCCTGAAAAAATGCATGCATTACATGAACCTAATACATCAACAATATTAGAAAGAATACAAGCAATAGATAAATTTAAAGAAGCAGGTTATGATGTTCATCTTAATTTTAGTCCTATTATAGTATATGATGGATGGTTAGATGACTATGAAGAATTGTTTTCTTTAATAAATAATAATGTAAAAAATGAACAAGGCGTACTTGCTGAATGTATATTTTTAACACATAATGAAAATAAACATTATGATAATCTTATAGATGGAAAAGGAAAAGAAGAAATGGATTTATGGACTCCTGAGTTACAAGAAACAAAAATATCACAATACGGAGGAAAAAATATAAGATATAAAAGAGAATTAAAAAAACAATTTATTGATGCTTTTGTTAAAGAGCATGATAATGTCATTCCTTGGAATGTAATTAGATATATATTTTAGAAATTATGAGTAAAGTTTTAAATTTTTTATTATCTTGCATTAAGATAACAAGTGGATCTATTTTATTATTGATCATTATATTATTTTGGTTGATAGCATTTACGCTTTCAGCTTTAACAGAAGCAATCACTTACATTGAAAAATCATTAACTAGATTAATGAAAAAATGTTTTGGTGAAGAACTTTAATTTTAATTATTTTATTTATGGATTTAGAAAAAATCATTAATATGCAGGAACCTACTGTTCCTAAAAATGTGAATGAGGATGGCATGCCAAATGTTAATCCTGAAGTTATAAAAGAAGCTGAGAGATTAGCATGACCTATGACAAATTCATGGAACTTCTAGAACAGAGGTTCAATAAAACTAGAGAAACTTATGCTATAAAAATGAACGAATATGCTACTGACCTAGATGTATTCTTATCATTTAAAAAAGGTGTAGGTTTTTCTTTTCATGATACACCAGAAGGTGTAGCATGGGAATATGCTTGTAAACACTTAGAAAGTATTAAAACCATTATAAGCAAATGTCCCGGAGAAGTCCCAACAGATGAACTGTTAGAAGAAAAAATAGGAGATGCCATAAACTATCTTATAATTCTTGAAGGGCTTATAAAAGAAAGAGGGGACAATTAGTCTCCTCTTTTTTAACGTTCCCACCATTCTAATGCATCATGACAACCTGCATCATCTTGATCAAATGGATTAGGACCACCTATAGTCTCCCATGACCATTTAAAACCATCTGCATCATATTGACATTGCTCTTGTATATTACACGTAGCTGTATCATCAAAATTAGGATCACTTGGATCCATACACCCATAACAACAACCAGGATTAGGATCCCAATTCCAAGCAAGATAATCTTCTCCATTTGCCCAACAATCACAATCTTCTGGTGGATCAGGTGGATCAGGTGTAACTGGTTGACAACAGTAATTTGGGCATAAATAAACCATTACATTCTTGTCTAATGGCGGATAGTATCCTTTAGGTCCTCCACTCAATATAGCACCTTTACCTTGGTCCGGATTACATAAATTTCCTGTTAAAAATTGTTCATAACCAGGAATGCTTGGATCAATTATATTTTGAACATCAAATAATTCTTGACATGTACTACAAATATATGAAGGTGGTGCAGCTTCTGGATTTGATCCTTCAACTAAAGGTGGACTTATATGTATTTGAAAATATGTATCCCAGGTTCCATATTGATCAAAAGGATTATGATAGTAATCAGAAACTGAAGTAGGAGCATCATAAGGAGCATCAGCACTAATATTAGCCTGTTGCCATTCTATAATATTATTACAAGGATTAACCATATCTTTATTAATTATGGTACTTGAGCATTACCATCATTATCTATACAACCATAATCTTTAAATGGAGTACCAGGAACTCCGTCTGCTCCACCTGATTCCCACCACCAATCATGTGTAAAACCATTTTCATCATCTTTACACGTATCTTGTACATGACATGTTGCCCAATCATCATAATCAAAATCAGTTGGGTCCGTGCAACCATAGCAACAACCTGGATTGGGCTCCCATCCAAATGACCACCAATCTCGGCCATTCACCCAACAATCACAGTCTTCTACTACTGGTTCAGCTGGACAACAAAATCCTGGACACAGATAAACCATCACGTTTTTATCTAATGGTGGGTAATAACCTTTGGGACCCCCGCTTAATATGGCACCCTGACCCTGATCTGGATTACATAAGTTTTCTGGAAGAAATTGTTCATATCCTGGAGTATCTGGAGTTATTAAATTTATAACTTGAAATAACTCTTGACATGTATTACAAGTATAAACTAGATTTAAATCAGTATCTGCACTAGCGTCAGGAGCAGCACCCGTTGGTATATTTATTTCAAAATATGTATTCCAAGTTCCGTATTGACTATAAGGATTGTGATAATAATCTGCAACCGAGGTGGGTGGATCATAAGGTGCGTCAGCTCCAATGTTAGATTGCTGCCACTGTATTATACTACTACAAGGATCTATCATAATTACAGATGTTATCTGCCTTGTCCTCTATAAGGTTTTTTATATCCAGTTTGAGATTTACTAGAGTTTTTACTATGAACTCCAGGTCTTTTCTTTTTACCATTACTTCTAAAGACAAATGCAGCTATTTTTGCCATTAATTTTTCTTTTTTATTCTAGTCCATCTACCATTAATCTTTATAATATCATCAGGTTTTTTTTGAACTTTTTTATTTAACCAAGCTGGTACTGTAAAAGGACTTAGTTTATTTCTTCTTCCAGTAAGTGGCACTGAAGGTTTTGGACCTCTATCACCACCAGAATTTTTACTTATAATACCAGTTTTTTTATTTTTATTTAAACCACCAACACCACTCCTCATCTTAGCTGTTGGTTTAATATGTCCACCACGTCCTTTTGATGTAGATCCTCCTGTTGGTTGTAAATTTGAATTTTTAGGCATTATCTATAAAATTTTCCATTTTTAGCTTTCTTAAGTGATCCTCCCATTTTCATACCAGGAGCTACTCTGCCACCATAAGCACGAACTGAACCACCTCTTCTTTCAATACTAAAATCTTTATTACCAGTTGTATTTCTTTGATTTATGTTTTCTATAGGAGTAGTAGTATTTGTTGGTATTTGATCTGTACCACCAACATCTAAAGTATTAGGATCTTGAGTTCCAGGTCCCCACCAACCCGCATGACTACCAAGTCTTTCTGCAATTAAAGCTCCTAATAAAGTTTTCTTTTTATTATTCCACATCCATTTACTAGTCCTATAAGGAACAGTAACTGGAGATTTTAAAAGATCTACAGGGCCAAAAGTTTGATCTTTAAGGGGATTTAAATTAGGATTCATTTTTTCCCAAAAAGTTTTTTCATTTTTCTTTTTCGTAGTATTTTTCTTAGTAGTATTTTTCTTAGTATTACTTTTAGGTCTTCCACTAGATTTTGGAGCCACATAATCTACTTTACCTGCAGTATTTTTTAATTTATTGGCAATAGCTTGCCTCATTTTTTGTATCCAGGTTAACTTTTTCTTAGGATTTGACATAATTATTTCTTTTTAAATTTTTCAGCAGTCCTACCACCAAAATAAGCACCAATTACTGTGATTAATACTAATTGTAGAAGATCTGTCCATTTTTCTTCTACTTCAAACTTAACTGCACCAGCATCAATAAAAATCAATAGCATAGTACATATTATTAAAAAAATGAGGACCATAGGCCTTACATTTTTACTTAACCAACTATCAGAATTCATATCTGCCGTCCAACGGTCAGTTATATTTTTTTCCATTTGAGCCTCATGGCTCATTATCATTTCTTTGAGCTTTCTTTTAGCTTCAAGTTTTTCTTCATCTGTTGTTACTAAATTATCTATTACACCACCAACTGATTCTATCAAGTTACTTCCGGCACCTGAAAAAATCTTTTTTAGTAAATTCATACTTTGAGTTTTAAGTTATTTTTTATTTTGGTCTTTTTTTTGATGGACCATATAAAGTTCCAGTTTTATAAACTTTATTTGCTGCAGGATTTAATCCAAGTTTATTTTTAACTTTTAATAAAAGACTTCTAAGTGCACTTGGTTTAGACATTTTTATCATTTCTGTTGTAGCCCATTTATTATCTTTTTTAGTAGCTTGCTCAAAAAATTTAGCCGGATTAGAATGATATTTATTTATATTTTCAACACTTTTATTTATTGTCTCTTGATTTAAATTTACTTTCTTATTCTTACCTCTGCTTAAAAGTTTTCTTAACCAACCTCCACCTTTAGCTTTTGTAAGTGAACCACCTGATCTCATACCAGGTACTTTCATTCCTTTATCGTTATATATAAACATAATTTTATAATTTTTTAATTTTATAATACACCATTTGAGCCTGCTGCTCCTCCTGTACTTTTAATTTTTAATTGTCTTTGCACATCTTGTAAATTACGTAACCAATCTGTGTTAATATCTTTATGTCTTTTAGCTCTTGAGTAAGTTGTTCCTGATGTTTTTTCAACATTACTAACCCAATTAATTGATCTATTTTTATTCATTAATTGATTAATTTTGTTAGCCTTTTTAATTTTTAAAGGAAACTTCCAATTTGTTGACATATCAGTATCTAAATTATTATGAGGTCTAAATTCTAGATTTTTATTTCTTGGATTTTTATTAGCACCAGTTTTTGTTTGCTTAAACCTTTGATTTAATATTTTATACTCATTTGATTTTAATATCTTATCTTTTAATTTAAGTGCTTTATTGTGTCTATGAGCTGATACAAGATCTCTAACAACATCTCTACCTTTATTAAACAACTTTTTTAATTTACCTATACCACCTCCTGTTTTATACACTTCTTTACCTGTTTTATACATTCCAGGAACTGTTATTCCTTGTGCATTTGTAACACGTCCACCACCATTATATTGATCCATTGGTATTCCTGACATTTCTGAATAGGCTTGTGCTTGTTGCATTCCCTCTGGGCTATAATCAAAATTTCTATTTCCTACTTTTGGCATAATTTTAAACTTTAAATATTATTCTACTTTATATTTTACTTTTCCATTTTCTATGTAAACACCTTTAGGTCTACGTATTGTTTGACCAGTTGTGCTATACACTCTATTTTTTCCAACAGACATTTTTAATATCTCTTCAATATTAGGATTGTCACAAATAATTGTATCTAAATACTCTATCTCTACTATAGTGTCTTTTAATAGTAATGTATCTGACACAACAACCTCTACATATTGTGTATCATATAGATAATCAATATCATCTATATATAATGTATCTGTTGTAACTAATTTTACATATTCTATAACAGATACAAAAGTGGTATCAAAATTTGCATACCTTGGATCTGCCACATATATGTATTCTGTTATTTTATTATTGATTAGATTTGTATCTAATACAAGTTTACTAACATAAGATGTATCTGTAAAAAATACATCTATAATTTCAACAACATCTACATATTCATTCTCAACTTCAATTGGTTTATCACAACATTTCTTTATAACCGGATTAGGATTATATTGTTCTGGGCTAAATAAACCACAGCCTGCTAGTAATAATATACAAAAAAATATCCTCATATCAAAACTATAATATCCTATTCGGACCAACAGCCCCACCCATATTTTTTTTCTTTTTTAATCTACTAGAAGATGTTTTCTTTAGAAAATTTACAATTTTCTTTTTTTCTGTATCTAATCTTTGAAAATCAATATTTCTGTTTTTATCTAAAGGTATATTATCATCAATTAGATTTAAATTATCTTTTCCAAAACGCTGATTAATATATTTTGTTTGCTTTTTGAGTTCATTTTTTACAAAAAGTTTTTTTAATGTATTTAATAATTTTGACCCTTTTTTAAATTTACTCATAATATTCCATTTGGCCCAATACATCCTCCATACTTCTTGTCTTTAAACAAGTCTAATTGTTTAACATTTTGATTTGGATTCTTTGTTTTAATTTTTTTTATCACTTCTCTAGGAGTTGTTTGAATACCAAACCCCTCTAAATTTAATAAATTCTTTTTAGCATAATCTTGAAAATTTGCATCAAGACTTCCTAAATGAGGATATCCTTTTACATTCGGTCTTCCAGTTGAAACAACATTTTGTCCTTTTGATCTTCTAAATAATTTTGAAAGAATTTTTCTAACTATATTTTTTCTTGGATTACTCATATTATAATACTTTATTTGGTCCTACTGCTCCTCCAAGTTTTTTAAACTTTTTAAGTCTATCTTGTAAGTCTATTACTTTTTGTGTATACTTTGCAATTTGTTTTCCACCTTCATCCCATGCAGGTTGAAATACACCATAACCTTCACCTTGAAGATCTTCAATCTTAGTATTAAGTTTTTTAATCTTATTTTTTATTCTCTTTTTTCTAGCTTTTTTAAACACTCCCATAATAATTATTTCCGTTTACTGATACATGTTTTTGTATAAATCTTCTTTCCATATTTTATTTTGTAATTTCTTTCTTGTTTTAACTAGTGCAGCTACATAACTTTCATGTTCTTTACCTTTTATTCCTGTTTTTACAACATCTTCACCTTTTCTATTAACACCTCTAAATCTTGTTTTGGTTACATCTTTACCATCAATTACATTAGGATTTCCCTTTTTCTTCTTAAAGAATTTAGCTACTTTTTTTACTAAATTTTTAAGACCACCACCTTTATTTGCTTTAGGCAATGCACCACCATCTTGCACCATTCCTGGCACTTTCATCCCTTTATGATTATACACATTCATATCTTTTTATTTTAATTATTTCTTTATATTTTAATCTCCAAATGGGACATCTTCATTCAGATCTGCTTTGTCATCACACACATTAGAATGAGATCCATCACAATAACCATCTTCATTAGATGTTTGTCCACACACACAGTCTTTAGGAAGATACTTATCATACATACCTTCCTTGACTGTTTTTACAAATAAAGCAAATTGATCTTTGGTAAACTCAGTGTAACCTTCGTCATCACCTCCAACAATTACTTTGTCTGAATCTTTGGATATATCAATTGCAGGACAGCTTTTACAGCTTGCACAAAAAGTCATCTGAGCTCTTTGATCAGTGACCATTACGTTTTTTAATCCTTTCATCATAACATTATCTTTTAATTATCTTATAACTTATTGCAGCAACAGCTGCTACTACAATACATATTGGACAAGGACACATTATAATTCAAATCCAAAGTTTAGTACTATAAACCTAAAGCTTTTCTTCGGGTTCCAATTTAGTTCTAACAGGGTAAAATACCCAAATCTTAATGTGAAGTCAATAATATTCTTCTTATTACCTTCACGCCAACTGTTTATCCAGTTCATATAAATACGGTTTTGGTTATATAATAATATACAAAAAAATTACTAGAAATTAAAGAATGATATAGTTTATTCCAAATTTGAAATCATGCCAGTCTCTGTTCCAGTACTTGTTATATTTACCTTCAATAAAGACTCCAAGGTTCTTATTAATCTTATATCCAAAGATTAATCCTCCAGAATAATCTATCCAATTACCACCATTGAAGTTGTGATATGAGTAATCTCCTCCTGTATTAAGATGAACAGGAAGTATGTTACCCCATGAGTGTATCCAGATTTGTTTTTTATAGTGATAGTAATCAAACCCAATAACTACAGAATGACACCATTGCACGGGCAATGCATCTTTCTCTCCTTTTACATAGTCATTAAGCACTTGTGGGATTACCACCTCTTCCCATACTTCACTACTTGTTGCCACGACGGCTCCACTAGGATCTAAGTAGCTTATTCCTGTTGGGTCAAATGCAATTGTGTAGCCTTCCTCTAAAGCAAGGTTTGTGTAGTGTATGTTTCCGTTGGACAACACCCATTCAGCAAGAGGATCAAAACCATATGGTTCAGATATTCGTTGTACAGCTCCAGCAGTAAGAGATATTCTCTTTCCAAGCTTATATCTGTATCGTTGAGATGCTTCCATGTACTCTATATCAGCAAAGCCATCTTGTAAGTATTCTATCTTAACAACCCATTTATCTGCTAGGTATCGTAAGAAGTGGTTCTGGTCTATATATGTATCACCAAATCTTCTTTGGTAATCCATTTCAAATAAAAATTCAAAACCTTTAGTTCGTCCAATAGTAACAGCATCAGAATATGAAGTTTCTGTACCGTCTTTAAATGTATTAGCTTTGTTCTCGTATCCAAATCTTTGTATCTTTCTTACACCTAGAGTTAGTGCGTAATCAAATGGAGTTTCTATTACATCGGTTTGAAGTCCATCTAATATAGAATATGTATTCTGATCTGAAATAGAAGTACCACCGTTTACTGCAGCATAGAATGTAGAAAATTTGAAAGTCTTTTTAAGTTCTTTTTTAAACTTACTTTCTTCTTGTGCATTTATCGTAAATGATAATAAAAATAATATAGAAAAAATAATTTGTTTCATAATCATAATAAATTGTTAGGTCCCATTTCCATTCCATAAGGACAGCCACAACCTTGTACTGAACCTCCCATTTGTTTTTTAATAGGTGAACAATCATGTCCCCAACCCATTTTTTTATATTTTAAATGTTCTTCATATGTTTTGGCCATTACAGATTTACCATTCTTAGGACACATTAAATGAGGTTTAAAACTTTCTTTACTTTTTGCCATAACTATTTCTTTTTTTTACGTTTTTTAATTGGCACACATCTATCTTTACCATTTTTAGTTCCTGCATACTTATAACCTTTCCAGCATGCTTTTCCGTCTATACCTTTTTTCTTTGCCATAATTTAACACTTCCAGCGTCTTCTTGCCTTACATATTCTTTTATCTGGAGTTTTACTACAACTCACATTGTGTTTTTTCATTTGTCCTAGGGATCTAGCACAATAAGATTTTTTACGTTTGCCACCACCTGGCTGTGGAGCTTTAAGTTTAGATCCAGTTTTCTTATTAATCATTCTACGGCCTTTAGCTGTAAGACCACCTTTCTTACTTTTACAACCGTTCTTAATAGAACAACCCTTCATTGCTCCTTTCTTTGCCATTTTATTTAATTCTTACTGTATCTAATATAATTATATGATCTATCCCGTTTGTTAAATGTATTGTATCAACTCTAATTGAATCTTGTAATGTTTCAACTACAGGTGGAGTATAATTAGGATTATATTTATCTCCTGGATTAAATATACCACAACCTACAACTATTAAAACCCACAATATTGCTAAATATCTCATAGTTTAATTATTTTTTTAGTTATTCTTATTTTATCATACGTAATAATCAAATTATACATTCCATCAGGATAATCTGATATATCTATTCTTTTAATATTATCTACTTTTATAAGCTCACCTACTATATTATATAACTCTACATCAATATCTAATCTTGTTTCTATAGTAAAAGTATTTGCTGTAGGATTAGGATAAACAACTATATCACTACCTGATAGTTCATCTATACCAACAGGCCATCCGTCTTCACAATAGTTATACATAGACTGACAAGTATCATCCCAAATTTCAGTGCAGCAGTAACCATCTACATCTATAACCCAAGCATAACAAGGATCATTTAACCAATAAGGTTCACCCGGTCCACTATAACAACCTGCATCATAAAGACAAGTACTATTATCTGGTAAGTTAACTAGCGGATTATAATTATATGCATTAGGATCAGCACATCCCTCAATAACTTCTATACATGACCCATCATCATAACAGGCGTTTATATTATAATTTAATGCAGCTGAGTCAGTACAACCACTAACATAGCAACATGGTACATTTGGATCTAAAGTATTTGCAGAAGCATCATAATTAAAAGCATCTGAGTCTATACAACCATATACAAAGTCTATACAACTTTCATTATCTACATTAGCTAATTCATTGTAGTTAAAAGAATTTGGATCAGTACAACCGTATACTGGATCAATACAACTAAAGTCATCAACATTAGCTAACTCATCATAATTAAGAGCATTAGGATCAGTACAACCATAAACAATAGTAATACAAGATCCGTTATCTGTATTTGCTAGTTCATTGTAATTAAGAGCAGTATTATCAGTACATCCATATACTACATCTATACAACTACCATCTTCTACATTTGCATTTTCATTGTAGTTAAGTGCTGCTGAGTCTGTGCAACCATACACTATTGTAATACATGACCCATTATCTGTGTTAGCTAAAGCATCATAGTTTAGTGCAGTAGAATCTGTACAACCAAATGTAACTGGTACACAAGAACCGTTGTCTGTGTTAGCAGTTTCATCATAGTTAAACGCTACTGGATCTGTGCATCCATAAACTATACCAACACAACTACCATCATTATCAGTTGCTTCTGGATTGTAATTAATAGCAGCTACACTTGTACAGCCTAATATTTCAAGCTCATCACATACTCCATCTGCGTCAGCATCATTTATACACACATCACTACAGTTATAATAGTCATCAGGGTAAGTGCAACCTCCACTATCTGCATTAGCATTAGCGTTATAGTTACAAGCAGCAATGTCTGTACATCCTAAGTATATACAATCACCACCATCTGTATTAGCATCTTCGTTGTAGTTCCATGCTATTGTGTCCATACAACCAACTACCACGGCCTCACATGAGTCATCATCATAGTTAGCTTCTTCATCATAGTTGAAAGCTAATTCATTAGTACAACCCTCTATAATCTCTATACAACTACCGTCATCTGTGTTTGCTTCTTCGTTATAGTTCAGTGCTGTAACATCTAAACAACCTTCTACTGTAGGAATACAAAGTGTACCACAGAAAGGCATTGCATTATATGTTTGAAAGAATGGAGGTTCAAAAGCTTGAAGTGCACCTTGACCATTGTCTGCAAAAGGATTCCATCCTTCGTACATTAATATAACATCATCAGCATTAGTTAGCTTAAATGAATTATGTAGTGTTTGAAAAGCCACTTCTTCTGGAGGAGTTTGTGCTCCACCCACCTCAAAGTAAAATATTTTTACAGGTTTATCTGTTTCTAGCCAAATAGGAAATGTTTGTTCATATTCTCCTGGACCCATTGTAAATGTCCATTGATTATCACCTTGTACAACTCCTAAGAATGAATTACCCCAACCATCAGCAGCTGCATCTCCTATCCATAGTTCATAGTTACAGTTAGGATATATATCCATTGCTGTTGCACTATCATCATAGTTAAATGCATTTTCATCTATACAACCATAAATATGTTCTGTAAGACAACTGCCATCATCAATAGTTGCACTTGAATTAAATTCTTGATATGCTGGATCAGTACATCCCGCAATATCATCTGTTTCACATATAGTAGCTTGTTGCCATCCTGAATATGCTACACTACCAAAACCAACTCCTACATTTTCTTGAGCTGCATTTAACCAATCACCGTTAGATAATTGAGTTATTGTATCTCCATTACAACCTCTAATAAGAACATCTCCATCTAAACTTCCACCTGTAGTTGAACCAGCTAAACCATCACCATATGTATCAGATATTATAAATTCAAATCCAGCTTCCATTACACAATAAGAGTATGAAAATGTTTGACCTATATCTTGATAATTATAATCTCCATCAATATGCTCATCTATTACACCACCACTAATTAATGACCAACCTGTTTCACTTGGCCAATTATCTAAGGTTATATCTATTGTTATAGAAGTGTATCCCGCATCACATGCTTGACCTCCACATGATCCATCATCTACTGTAGCCCATGGATTATAATTAGGAGCATCATCATCTGTACATCCTTGTGTACATGGGTATGGTGTATGAAATAATGTATCTGACATAGTACTATCAGCAAACATTGCTTGGAATGAATATTCCTCTTCCCAATTAGGAGGCATTTGACCATTACCAGTATAAACACCCCATATACCATTATCTATATCAACATCAAAGTTATATACATTAGTATTTTCACCACTATAAGTTATTTGAATTACATTACAATTAGGATTATCTGAAGCTTCCCAATTCCAATAAAGAAGTGCTTGACCACCATCACATATTTGATCTACAAAAGGATCACCCCATCCTTCACATGGTGGATATTCACACAAAAACTGATCATTTACATCAGCATCTGGATTATAATTTGTTGCGTTTTCATCCATACAATCAATTACTGCAGGCTCAGGAGGAGCACAAGGAGCAATTGTAAGAGACTCAATTAAGCCCAAACCGTAATTACCTGATGCATAAAATAAAGTATCTTGACACTCATTGGATACTAAACAATAACCGTCTTGAGGCCATGATAAACCGTCACCCCAAGCATCCATTAATTCAAAAGTATAATCTCCTGAATCTAATTCTATAAATTGATAGGCATTAGGTTGTTGACTTTCATAATAACCTTCTGATACAGATATTGTATCTTCAGCATTATATAAACTCCATGATACTTCTTCTGCATAATTATCAAATTGAAACTCTATTTCCACCCAACTGTCTTGAGCAAAAACTAAAAAGGGTAATAGTATAAAAAATAAAATTCTCATTATTCTACATTTTCTTCAGCCTGCCAATAAGAAATTTTAACTTCTCCTGTATCAGAGCTTGAAAGGTTTTTTACATAAAGATCTTTAGCTTTTTGCAATCTAAAAAACATAAATTCACCAGAAGCTAGAGTTGCAAAAACACCAGAATCAGCAGCTGCATTTCTTACATCAAAGTTTGCAATTCCTGTGTTCTCTAGGTAAATATATGTGTCATTATCTGGACTTGTTGCTATAAGATTAGTGAGTTGATTTACTGTTGCTGGTTGTACACGATCTCTTTTAAGTGAAGATTGTACACCTGTTAAAAGAGAAGAAAAATTAGATCTTATTTCAGTTGCATTCTGTCCTTCTTTAACAAGGTTAATCCCAGCACGTAATGTATTTAAATTTCTCATCCTAAAAAGTTATCACCTGCGCTAATTAAACAATATGAAACATTAACAATCTCACTACCTGTAGCTTTAACTCTTAATCCTCTGGCAGTTCCTCCTACTTCATTAGGTCCTCCCAGATATATCCACATAAATTCATTAGGTGCAGGGTTATCATTAGTAGCTCCTTTAAAATGTCCTATTGTGACATATTCATAATCTGCTCCTGAACGTTCTGCTGCTGATAAACTCATTTGAACTGCTATACTGCCAGTAGTACCTGCATTTCTAATAAGCACCCACATACCAGCTTCATTTAAATTATAAGTACCGCTATTACCTACAATAGGAAAAATTCCACCTGGAGATAAATTAAATGATTCATTTAATAGAAGTTGTCCTTGCCAGTTATCACCCATAGGGTTATAGATCTGCATACCCGCACCACCAGCAATAGTTCCACCTGGAAAAACAGTGCCACCATCATTAAAACTCAAATCTACTTTGATTGCGCCTCCACTCATAATATTATATTAGAATTTAATATTTGTCCAATGTGAAATAACCATATTCACATTTACAAGTAGCAGTGTCTGCTCTTAACGCACATGCTTTTGAGCTATCAACACATATTAAGTTTGCTTCACCAGGTCCAACTCTTAATAGTTCAGTCCCACCAAGTTTAATTTTAACATAGTTTGTATTATCCTTGTTATAAACCCATACATATGCAGCTGCTCCAGCTGCCGGAGTTACAACATCTGTATCAGCATCATGTGCTACATCTGCAGTAGCTGTTTGTACTGCAGGATTTTTTACTGAAAATTGATTAGTTAAACTAAAGCTAAAATTTTCAGCAGCAACGGTTGATGTATTTAATTCTATTTTTGCTGTTAAATTTGCCATTTCTTAAAATTTATTTTTATTAATACTTATCTAAAGTCCAGTATCCATATTCTATTTTTACAGTTCCGCTACTTGCTGTTCCTTTAACAGCTAACCCATTGTGAACACAAAACATAGTTATTTCACCAGGTCCAACTTTTAAAGTATTAGCAGCAGCAAATGTAACATCCAAATGATTAGTTGAATCTGTATTCTTTATATACATATACATTCCATCACTAGCTGTTGTACCTGAAGGTGCAGTTGCTATTGTAGTAATTGAAGATACAGATAAAGTACCAGTTTGAATAGCAGGATTTTTAACGTTTGCAATTTTAGAGGAAGTTAAACTTACCCTATCTTTTGCTACACCACTTGTAGAAAGTTGTAATACACTTGTTAAAGTTGCCATATTATTTACTTATTTATTTATTAACACTTATCTTTACAGCATGTTTTACCACACCATTTTAAACATATATAGTTAAAACTAACTATACATAATAATTTACAGAAAAATTTTTTCATATTAAAATTTATTTATTATTAATTCATCTATATATTCTTGTACTTCTTCTTTAGTTGCTTTCATAGAAAATGATATATCTGCTTCATATCTCTCATCCTCTTCTCCATCATCTAAAATAAGTATAGTTGGTACAACAGTTATCTCATACTTAGATTGAGCTTTACTATTTTCTGCTATATCAATATATTTTATTTCACAATCATTTAATTCATCTACCCATTTAACATCATTAGATGAATTCCATCCGGCATTAAAGTGTATTACTTCTACTTGTGCACCAACTATGCCTGCAAGTAGCAGAAATATAATTATTAGGTTTTTCATTTTAAATCATCAATTTTATCCTCTATACGTCTTAGATCTTCCTTAATCTCTGTCACATCATCTTGAGTATTCTCAATAGTGAGACGTATATTTTTATCCTTCATATCAAACTCCATCCTTGTGACATCTGGTGCAGGTGGTTCAGGAAGTAATTTTGCTTCTTCAATATCTGCTTGAAGTGCAAACCACATCCCTATTACTGTAGCCATTGCTACACCTATACCTATCAGCGTTTTAATGCTGACCTTAAAGCCAGTATCTTCATTTAGTTCCTTTGCCATAATCTACTATGTTGCAGAAAATACCCCCCATTCTAATATAGGTGTATTAGCTGCTGCCCATGCTTTTAAACTAACACCTGCTTGCCAAGGGAAAAAAGCCCATTGACCTGCTGCTAAAGGTATAGTCGTTGTACTAGCTGATAACTCTATATTAATTGTTTCTGAAGTGTGCGTATTTCTTAAATAAATCATAGTTCCTGCATCATACTCAGCTGAACTTAATATTGTTTCTCCTGCTGCTGCGGTATCATTAATAGATCTACTTCTAATACCACCAGCTACTGTTGTAAATGTCATAGACTTATCTATTGCAATAGGATCAGAAGTTATTCCTGAACAATCTAGTTTTACTTGTGCCGTTAAAGTTGCCATATTTATATACTTATTTTATTAATTATTATGTTGCTGAAAATACTCCTATCTCTAATACTAAATCATCACTACAATGAGCTTTCATGTCTGTAGCAGCTTTCCAAGGGAAGACTGCCCATTGCTCTGCGCCTATAGTTAAATGCTCTGTTCCACTTGTTAATTCAATATGAGCAGTTTCACTCTTACTGGTATTTCTTAAATAAATTATTGTACCTGCAGCATAATGTGCAGCATATAAAATTTCTACTGCTGTTCCGGAAGATTTAACATCAATTGTTTTACTAATAATACCTCCTGCTACTACAGTTGGACTCATTGTAACATCTAATGCTAAATTATCAGAATTTATTCCTGATACTGTTAATTTAGTTTGCGCGGTTAAAGTTGCCATATCTTATTCTTTTTATTTATTATTCAAAAATTAACATCCATTCAACTTGTGTAGTTGCAGATGTACATTTTACATTTATATCTTCAGTTCCTTGCCAAGGTATAAAAGCCCAATCATCCGGATCTAAAAAACCTAAACTTTTAGATGCACCTGCAGTACCAACAGTTATTTCTACTTGTGTAGTGTGACCGGTGTCTGTATTCTTTATATATAACTTGTGAGCTTTTGTATCTGTATAACTAGCAGCTGCTAATAGTTGAGTTTCTGTTGCTGCTGCAAATGTTCTTCTAGCTAAACCAGTTGTGTCTTCTAAGCCATCTGTAGTTCCCAACTTAGTTAATGTTGCTGTATCATCAATAGCCAATACAGAAGTTAACAAGCTTCCTGCTGCACTATCTAATTTTAATTGAGCTGTAATTGTTGCCATATCTTATTTATTTTCCAGTTCTTCTTTTATTTATATTAACTTGCTTTAATCTTGCTCCATCTATCATTTTATTTTTTTTCTTTTGAACATTATTTAAAGTAAGTTCTTTTTTAAGATTAATGTTTTCTTCAAGAATATTATCAATAGCACCAACAACTTGATTTGCTTGATTCATTTCAATCATATCTTCCATCATTTGCTGCTTTACCATTTGCTGTTGCATCATTTGTTGTTGCAACATCATCATCATTTGTTCTTTTTTTGATGCCATTTATACTCTTTTTAATCTATCATTTTCAGCTTCAAGTGATTTAACTCTTTCACGTAGAGTAGCAACTTCAGCTGTTAATTCTATTACTTTATCTCGGAGATCATCTTTTTCTGCTGAACTTGATCCTAAAAGATCTTCCATCTTACATATTCTTTGCTCTAAACTATCAACGTAAGCTCTTTCTCTTTTTTCAGCCATGGATTCTTTGTTATAATTAATATTAAGTTTTGATCTATAATATCTCCACGCCTCTGCACTAAACAATACTGTTAACGCTGTTATAATAACTGTAAAGATGTACTCCTCCATAATATAATATAATAATTTTTAAGGTATTATACTAACAAATTGTAGTCAATTCCATACTTATTTGAATAATAGGTATTTAATTGATCTAGTTGAAAGTCATTTATTGCTCTATCATATTGTACAAATTCATACACTCTACCTTCAAATCTATTTAAAGATCCTGGAGACATACCTAACCAATAACCTACATGACTACTATTTGCTGTTAAGTCTTTATCATCAGAACTAAAGTCTGTTGTGTCGGTCTTAACTAATATACCATTTTTATATATTTTTATTTCACGTACATCAGCACCACTAGTATTAGCTCTCCCCATTACAATAGTCCAAGATTCTATATTTCCAGAAAATTTTACACCTGAATCTATATCTGAACCTGAATAAGAAGGCCAATAGTGCATATCATCATCTGTAGATTCTATACCAAAAAGAGCTAATTGTCTAGCTGCATTTTGATAACTATAATAAAAATGATCTGAAGTTTCTGCAGTATTATCAGCTTTAAGAACAATTGATATAGTATGATTCTCATGATTAATAGTCACTCCCCCCATTCTTCCTGTAGAACCATTACCAACTGTTACATCAGAATATAACCAGTTATTTCCATCAAAAGTCAAATATCCAGCATCAAGACCACTTGGTCTAGTCCACACCGGTTGAGTGCTTGAAGTAAGACTCGGTTGAAGAATAGCAGTATTAAGAGAAGTAGAACTTGCACCTAAACCATCATATGCCTTATTATCTACTTTCATTATTCTATCTCCATCTTCTGCTGGATCTGATCCTGCTGCATTTTCCCACATTATAGTTGAGTCACTAAAGTCATACCATGCTACAAGATTAGTGGATGATTCACTTATAATAGGAAGCATGTCAGGCTCTAACTGAACTCTTTTTGAAAAAGAATTTTTTAAACCTATTGCGTTTAAACCTGTTCTCATATTATCTTTTATAAGCTATACAAGCACCATTAACTAATCTTAATTTAGTCCAGTCAACAAGAATTGTTGTACCTGATGGTATTTTAAAATCTGCATCATAATCTACATGAGATGTTTCATTAGAAACAATACATTTATTAGTACCACCATCTGTAAAGTCAAAAGTACATCCTGTATTAACTGCAGTAATTGCATAAAATTGTCCAGTAACTGCTGTTGTGTTATCAACTAATACAGATTGTGCAGGTAAAATTCCTAATGTTTTTGTATCTCTCAGTATATCTGTTTGTATTGCATATTTAGGATCTGAACTTAATCCTGAAGGTGAATTTGCCATATCTTTTTATTTTATTATATTTGTATACTATTATAATATACAAAAAATTATAAGCAATTAAAAACTAACACTATGAAAAGATATGAATTGGGTATTGAACCTCTTCCACAAAGTCCTTTAATTGGACTATATATTGAACAATGTGAAATACAACTTGAAGGTAAAGAATGGAATCCTGCTATTAAGATTCAATTAGGTTTTTTATTTTTTAAAATTTCCTTTACATACATTAATTTTAAATCATAAATTTTTACTATATTATTATTACCTGCTTTCGTAGGTGTTTACAATTTATTAACTATTAAATACTAAAAAATGGAGTTGAATAACAAGATCCTAAGTGATATTACTGTCCATATGAAATACGCACGGTATAATCCAGAATTAAAAAGAAGAGAGACCTGGAAAGAGTTGGTCACAAGAAATATGGAAATGCATATTAAATCATATCCAAAATTAATGAATGAGATTATAACTGCTTATCGTTTTGTAGAAGATAAAAAGGTATTACCATCTATGAGGTCAATGCAATTTGGTGGTAAACCAATTGAGATTAGTCCTAATAGAATATATAACTGTGCATACCTTCCTATAGATAGTATAGATGCATTTAGTGAAACCATGTTCTTGTTACTTGGAGGAACAGGTGTTGGTTATTCAGTTCAAAGAC